TAAAGGGCGAAACGGATAGTCGTAGCGTTCAAGTACAAGTACCTTGCGTAGAAATGTGGGGAGAGACTTGCCCTGTATTGAGCGAAGTTCGCGGCTGGTTTAAGGACAAGAGCCTCGAAGATATGGGTCGTAAGTATTGGAAGAAGAAGAGCTATCTTTTTCAAGGACTTGTTGTTGAAGATCCTATCAAAGAAGACGCAACCCCAGAAAATCCTATCCGTAGGTTTATTATTGGTCCACAGATTTTCCAAATCGTTCGAGCAGCATTGCTTGATCCAGAGATTGAAGATTTGCCAACTGACTACGCACATGGTCTTGATTTCCGCATCGCTAAGACTAGCAAGGGCGGATACGCAGACTACAGCACAAGTAAGTGGGGACGTCGCGAACGTGCTCTAAGCAATCAAGACGTTGAAGCAGTCAATAAACACGGATTGTTCAACCTTAAGGACTTCCTCCCTAAGAAGCCAACTGACGTTGAACTTAAGGTTATTAAGGAAATGTTTGAAGCATCTGTTGATGGTGAAGCATTTGACGCAGAACGTTGGGGGCAATATTATCGCCCAAGCGGAATGAGCGCAGCAACTGGTGATCCTAACATGAGATCAGTAGCAAAAGCTATAGTAGCCGATGAAGATGACGTTCCTTTTGACCCGGCTCCTGTAGTCACAAAGCCAGCGGCACCTGCTGCTACTGCCGAATCAAAGCCAGCAGGCGGTGGAAATGCTAACGATATCCTCAGCATGATCCGCGCAAGGCAGTCTAAATAATTCGAATAAATCGGGGGCTATTTTCCATGAAAATCCCCCGAAATTCACCGAATATTCCATAATTATTTTTAGGGGCAAAAATGGCTAAGACATTCGACATAACTAAATTTCGTAAGACATTAACTAAGAGTATCGACGGCCTCGGCGTCGGTTTCAATGATCCAACCGATTGGATCAGCACAGGCAACTACGCTCTCAATTATCTCATCAGTGGAGACTTCCAAAGAGGCATTCCATTGGGTAAAGTAACGGTCTTTGCCGGAGAATCAGGTGCAGGTAAGAGCTATATCTGTTCCGGTAACATCGTTAAGTATGCTCAAGAACAAGATATCTTTGTAGTGCTCATTGATAGCGAAAACGCACTAGATGAAAAATGGCTTCACGCACTTGGGGTTGATACTGGTCCTGAGAAGATGCTTAAACTCAACATGGCAATGATTGATGACGTTGCTCGTACTATCCATGAGTTTATGAAAGAATACAAGACAATGCCAGACGGAGAACGTCCTAAGGTACTGTTTGTTGTAGACTCATTGGGTATGCTACTCACTCCGACTGACATCAATCAGTTTGAAGCAGGCGATCTAAAAGGCGACATGGGCCGTAAGCCTAAAGCACTAACAGCATTAGTCCGTAACTGTGTTAATATGTTTGGTTCATATAATGTTGGTATGGTTTGTACAAATCATACTTACGCGAGTCAAGACATGTTCGACCCAGATGATAAGATTAGCGGCGGCCAAGGTTTCGTTTATGCGAGCTCAATCGTAGTCGCTATGAAGAAACTCAAACTAAAAGAAGATGAAGATGGTAATAAGGTTAGTGAAGTTAACGGTATTCGTGCTGCTTGTAAGATCATGAAAACACGTTATTCTAAACCATTCGAAACACTCCAGATTAAAATTCCTTATGAAACAGGTATGAATCCTTACAGCGGGTTACTTGAACTTTTTGAAAAGAAAGGTTTGATTGTACAGCAAGGTAATCGATTAAAATATATTGATTCACATGGAAAAGAATTTATCGAATATCGTAAACAATGGTCAGGTGAATTATTAAATATGGTCATGGAAGACTATATACATAAGAAACCAGAAGTGGTTGCCGATATCATTGATGAAGAAACTGGAGAAATTTTAGGATGAACGAAGCACTAATTGTTGAGATGTGGGACCTTCTCAGAGAATATACAGATAAGAAACAAGTAACTGTAGTAGCTGAAAGATTTGTGGATCTTCTCAGCGATCACGGTGCTACTGAGCAAAATCTAACAGAAGCCCTCGGGCATGATGATTTCTTAGATGATGCTATCCGTGTTTTCCTCGACCTCGACGAAGAGGAAGATGAAGACGAAGATTACGATTACGACGACGAGTAAAACATGACCTGGTATACATTAGTAAGCCAAGACCTATCAAACATTCCGGATGCTATTTTATACTTTGAAAGCGAGCTAAATGACGCTCGTAAAGAAGTTAAGATAGTTGGAAATATCGAGAAAGCCGCGGCAAGTATGCCAGGCATCGTTGAACATCGTTATAATCAACTTCAAGAGATTGAAGCTATACTAGAATACTTGAACATCGAACTCCGCCGTTTACGTAGCCAGTTCTTCAAGAAATATCTTGAGAATTATCAAAGAGCTCTCAGTAGCAGAGACGTGGAAAAATACGTAGACGGCGAGAGCGATGTTGTTGATTATGAAAAAATTATTAACGAATTTGCACTATTACGCAACAAATGGCTCGGAATCATAAAGGCTCTAGACATTAAACAATGGCAGCTAAGTAATGTTATAAAATTAAGAGTAGCTGGCATGGAAGATGCCTCATTATAGGAGTCAAAATGAAAATATTCGTAGGTTGGGATTCGAGAGAAGATATAGCATATCAAGTATGTAAACACAGTATACTTGTAAAGTCGCCCGAAGCAGACGTTGTACCATTGGTACAAGATGACCTACGAACTGTTGGATTATACACCCGTGAAATTGATCCGTTATCTAGTACTGAATTTACATTTACTCGATTTTTAATTCCATTAATTATGAATTATAAAGGGTGGGCTTTATTCTGTGATTGTGACATTGTATTCTTAGAGGATGTCCAAAAACTATTCGATCAAGTCGATGACAAATATGCTATCATGTGTGCTAAACACGATTACGAAGTTAAAGAAGGTATGAAAATGGACGGTAAGGTTCAACACGTGTATCCTCGTAAGAATTGGAGCTCTGTTATGCTCATTAACTGCGGTCATCCTAGTAATTCAGCACTAACAAAAGAACTAGTCAATACCGAAACAGGAAAATATCTCCATAGATTTAGTTGGTTAGAAGATAGCGAAGTGGGCGAAATATCACACGAATGGAATTGGTTAGTGGGTGTTTACGATGAGCCACAAGATGGATATCCTAAAGCAATACACTATACCGAAGGTGGTCCTTGGTTTGACAATTACAAAGATTGCGAGTATGCCGATGTATGGAATGGATTACTCGAAAGTTATCAAAAGGTATGATACCTACTATAGTAGTACGTAATCAACCCATCGGCGGTTATACACATCTGTCACAGGGAGAAGCACAACGACAGATGGTACTACAATACAAGAAATACATGAAATCTCGTGAAAGACTTTCAAAACAGTTCATTTATACGATAAGAACACTAGAAAAGAATTTAGATTATTGCGCCTTGTTAACTGCTAGTTTACCTAAGGTTAATATTTTAGACGATGCTGCTTCGGTTGAACAGATAAAAGAAAGCAAAGGACCATATGTTGTAAGGGCCATGGCTTCAAAACGTATGATAGATCATGCTATCGCAACAAATCAAGATTATATCTTTTTAGAAAATGGATATTTTGGAAATTATAAACATGATCGAAATACTAAAAGTAAAAAGTTATGGCATCGTGTTTGTGTAAACGAATTACAACAAGAAGAAATTCTTAAGGTAGATTCAGATCGTTGGGATCAATTATTAGAAGTAGATGAAAAATTAAAATGGACTGGTTGGAAAAAAGATGGCGGAAAAATACTGCTAGTTATTCCATCGATTAAACCCTGTTTGTACTACAATCAAAATGTTGAAACTTGGAAACAGGAAACTATAGAAGAGATTAAGAAATACACCGATAAAGAAATAGTTATTAGAGAAAAAGGCTCAAGAACTGAACGAACACAACACCAAACTATCTATCAAGCACTCGATGACGATATTTTTTGTGTAGTAACTTACCAAAGCATAGCTGCGGTCGAAGCACTAGCATATGGTATTCCAGTTTTTACACTAGCACCGAGTGCTGCTAAAAAGTTATCATTGAGCGATCTAAGCAAGATCGAGACACCGTACTATCCTGATGCCGATCTCGTACACCGGTGGTGCTGTTCGCTAGCATATGGACAATTTACAAGGCAAGAGATGCTAGAAGGCAAGGCCTGGAGCATTGTTTTAGAGAATATAAATCGTGACAAAATTAGTTATTAGAAGTTTTTTAAACAGTCTCCCTTCACATATAAACGGCGAAGAAAAAGTAAATGCTTTGACTTTTTTTGCCGAGGGCGCGGCACTACTCGGTGACGATTCAAAAGTTACTAGAGCTAGCAAATATGAATCTTGCGATGTTGGAGCGATTATCGGAAATGCCTTTGGTGCTAATATCGCCAAAGTAACACTACCTCACTACTATGTAAGAAAAACTGTAATAGATACCCAAACTCAATTAAACAAATACTGGCTTTCAATCGACAGTAATGTGTTTATCTACAAGGATAAAACAAATCCTAAGAAATATTTAAGATATAGTTTCAATGGAGTTTTTCCAAAAACAGGGATATATTGTAACGAATCTCCAAGTGATTCTAATTGGAATAAAATTAAAAAAGATTACAATATGGATTTAAAACCTTGGAGAAATAATGGTAAACATATATTAATCACACTCCAACGTCCGTTGGGGTGGTCAATGAGAGGTGTTGATTTAATGGGATGGTTAGAAGAAACATTTAGGAAAATAAAAACATATTCTGATCGCCCAATAGTA